AACGCACGGTTAAGAACGTTAGCACCCACAATCTCTTTAGTATGACGCATTGAACGGGCAAGGCCCTGTGCTTTACGCTTGCCAACTACATCATATTGGTCATCCTCATAGATTTCACGAGTAATCATGAAACCAAGAGCATATACAACATGGTTGTAACGGCTAGTGAAACCTTGACGTTCAGTGTCGTATTCGATTGCAGAGCCTTCAGGCTTAACTCTTGCGAGACCAAAACCAGAAAGACCTACATCCTCTTCATAAGCTCGTTTAGAAGTTGCCTTCTCGAAAAGCTTTTCCCATTCAACGGGGTAATCATTATAAGCCTTGCCGTACCAAGCATTAATGCCTGGCCATAAGGCTTTTGTAAAACTGGAACTAGTAATAATAGACATAGATTATCTCCTGATTAAGCACCAACAGTACCAGTAGCAGCCTTGTATTGGTGAGTGTTAAAAGAGACTAATACCTTTACGTTGGTATCCCCACCAACAGGAGTACCATAAGTACCCGAGGTAGTAATATCATCTTTTAGAACACGACCAATTAGTCTGAATGGGTCTGTTTGAGCATTAGCGTTAGTAACCACCTTCATATTGGAAGCACCAGAAGTGGTGTTATATGTGGTAGGTACTAACTGTAAGTTCTCGTTAATACGAGCTACTGCATAGGTTGCGATTTCGGTTTCACAAACTAGGTCGGGAGAATCCGCTACTAGAACTAATGAGTTTTGTGTAGCGACCTGTGGAGTATCTAAAGAGATACTACCAGAAGTCATTGCACCTGAAACTGGGTCAAGTTTAGAGTTGATAATTCCAACTACGACACCTACGGGTACGCCAGCAGCAGTACCAATAGTTACCTGTGGAATACCGTTGGCAGTGCCGTCAGCAGCCAGAATAACAATGTCACCTGGAACTAAAGAAACAGCAGCACCAACGGAGTAAATATTAGCTTGACCATTGTAAGGAGCACCAGTAAGATGCTTTACAGGTTTAAAGCCAGGCCGACTTTGAAAAGTTGCCATATAAATCTCCTATAAAATTTTATATCAACCCTTAAAGGCAGCCAAAATAAATTATTATTTTAGCTTTAGTTCCCCGTAGTCAGCAACAGTTTTTGCATCTCGTCGAATCTGATTTTCAATCTCATCAACTTGTCGTTGCTTGGCATCTTGGTCTTCTTTAAAGAATTCGTCTTTAATACGCATTACAAATGCGTACTTTCCACCACCAACATGCACTTTCTTAGGGGAGCCTTCTTGAGTTGGATTTGAAACTCGTTTATCTCCGACTGTAACTGATTTATCAGTCACAATCTCGTAACCACGTTCGGTTAAATCCTCAACACGACCGGGTTCATCATTTACGATACGATAATGGTATCCAGGCTCTTGCCCTCTAATAGTCAGAATATTTCTTGTTCCAATAGGGGTTCTACGAGTTACCCTACGTTTGTTTAGTTCTTCAGCCATTTCGTTGTCCTTTCACTCTCTTGAGTTCTGCAATATATTCTTCTTTTGTCATAACATTAGAACGAACAAAAGTGTTCATAATCTTACGTTCTTCTTCAGATAATTCAAAATCATCTTCAGATGAGGAAGCTAGTCTTGCAGTCCCTGAACCCCCCTCTACTATAGAGGCTTTATTCTGGTTTTGATTCTTAAACTTCTCTTTAAAAGTTTGCCGTACTCGTTTTGCTACATATTCAAGAACCTCATCTGGAGATTTGTCTTGATTATTTTTAGCATAAGAAATACCAACAGCATCTGCAAATTCCCGTAATTCAGCGTCTTGAGCATACCATGAGTTTTTATTTACCCAATTCACAAAGTTTGGGTGAGGCTGGTTATCAACCTCTTTCTGAGTAATTTTAGCTGCCTTTTCTTCTGCTTTGAGGTCCATGATTTTCTCATCGATTTCAATGAGAGCATCAGCATCCCCATCAGTTAGAATCTGTTTCTTTTGAGCCTTTAGTTCTTCAAGGGCTCTGGCATACTCAGTTTCTCGTACTTTTGTGTGGTGTTCTTGTAAAGCTCTAAGTGCCTTTTTAGTCTCTTTAAGTTCACGATTAACAGAATCAATCTTGTCAAAGAGAGGCTTACGTCTTACAAATTCTTCAGCATCAATAAAGTGGTCAGGATCATCATAGTCTTCTGCAGGTTTCCATCCCATTTCACGAGCTTTTAGCTCGATTTCAGATGGACCCTTAGATTCATTTTGTTGCTCCTGAGTATTTTCTGGTGCTTCTGTGTTATTTTCAAGGCTATTGAGATTCTCATCGTTCATACATATACTCCTACAATGTCTTCATCATTAAGGACAATAAAATCTTGTCCTTCATCTACAATTTTTTTACCAGCATACTTAGCAAATATCACACGAGAACCAATTGAGATACCTTCATTCTCTGGTGAAGTTCCAAATTCTTGGAAAACAGTATTACCAATTTGAACTACAGTACCTACTTCAATTGCATGTTTTTCTCGTGGATCAAGTTCAATATGGATACCGAGTTGTTTAGCCCGTTTAAGGGTCTCGTCAGTATCTTCTATACTTTCAGGTTTAACAATAATTCTGTGTAAAACTGCCTTGATTGTCATTCTAAATCCTCCATATCTTCAATGGAGAAACCAAGAACTTCATTATAAGCAGCAATAAAACCACGGAAAAAGTTGTCTTCTACCTGATCTAAACCTGCCTTATTAACTAGTAATTCTGTTGCTTCTGAAATCCGCTCTTTAATTGCGGAATAAAATGCATTAGTAACTGGATTTTGTTTCCAATCAACCCATTCACTTTTGGTTACGATTGACATTAGACTTACTCTCCTTCATCTGTTGAAGTTTTGCTTTATGTGCTTCTGAAGATTGCACCAATTTTTGTTGATGCTCTTCAGCCTTTTGCTGAAGATTCTGGGTAGCCATTGCTCTTGCTGTAAGAGCTTTAATCATGGCTTCTTGTTCTTTATATTTTAAATCCATTTCTTTTACTCTTGCCTCAAGAGCTGCAGAATGTTCTTTAGCAGCACTCTCTTGCTGTAGCTTGAGTCCATCTACTTGAACTTGATGTTCAAACTTAGCTCTTTCTAGTTCAGCCTTGAGTTTTTCTGTCTCTGCTTTAGGGTCTTGTTGTGGTTGAGGCTGCATTAGAAGCTTTTCAGGATTTGGTTCTTCCATTGCTTCTAGAAGTCTACTAGTTACTTCCATAGGATTAATAGTTCCTAAAGGAATCAACTGAGTTAACTGCTGTGCCTTTTGCATCTTAACATCCATAGAGGCTGCTTGTGGGTCAGCGGCTGGAACGATATCTTTCTCATTACCTTCGTAATCAGACTGTTGAATGGGTTCATCTAGAATGTCTAGCTCAACTTCTGAATCAAGATAATCTCTATTAAGAAGATAGAGTTTCCTAAACTCTTTTGCCATTGCTCTGTAAACACGCTTATAAACTGCAGTGAATAGTTTCATTCCCTGCTCAATAGTCGCCATTGTGGTAGTAGCTGGTGTATTTTGACCTGGCATTTTACCCACAAAGATTTCTGCTACAGAAGCTAATTCTTTAGAACTTTGAATCAGTAGTTCAAGTACCTTAAACAGTACAGCACTAGGTTCTCTTACTGGTAGAGCAAAGATACCATTCTTTAAATCTTGACCTGTGGCATTAACGGTTTTCCACTCTCCTGGTTGGAATCTGGATTCCCCCATTTTTGCGCGGAGACCTTTGGAAATAAAACCACTTTGTAGGTTAGATAGAGAACCTGCATCAATAAGTTGATTTAGGACAGTATCTACGGCAGCGTTTATGGGTCCAAGAAGTCTTCCAAAACCAATATCGTAAAAACCGCCATCAGGATTTGGGATAAAAGAGTACTTTGTGAAATACTGAACTGGCTCAATTCTAATAACATTATCGTCGTCATCAATAAATACCGTGCCTTGATTATATCTAGCTACAATACGAAGAACTTGTTTAGTAGCAAACTCTACTACTACAACATAAGGTTCTGCATAACCATCTTTATCTAGATCAAGATAAGTGTGTTGTTCTAGAATAATATATGGAGTTGTCTCATCTTGAGAAGGCATAGTGCCCATGTTTGGATCAGAGTCGATATCTTTTTGACTGTAATACTGAGCTTCTCCTAAGTTAACTTCTCGATATACACCTGTAAGTTGTTTTTCTTTCAGAATACGTGGAGACATCTCAATATATTGAGTTACCCTTTCGCAGGTATCAAAATTTTTTGTCCAATAATTAACAATTAAATCCTGTGGAAGAACAATAGAGGATACATTTCTACCAAGCTCCTTTGAAAAGTAGGTTTTCTTGAAAACAGTCCCTGCAATTGGAAGTGTAAGAAGGAGTTTATCCATCTCTTCTTCCCACTCTTCCATCTCAAAGAGTACTTGGTAAGACATATGCTTACTAATTCTAGTGGCCCTATTAGTTTTTTCTCCTGTAGGATCAGACCCAATAATCTTACATTTAACTACTTTACCATCAGAAGGAACTAATGTTGGATAAGCCCGAGCTGCAAACTGCATAGCAGCAGTTGCTAGGATTGGAAATTTAACATTACTAGCACCAGCCCAAGGAAAAGTTTTCTTTTCCGAAATTTGAAGGGCAAGTTTAGACCAATCAGAATAAGCTTTTTCCCAATCTCCTCTAGACTTTTTATCTACAAGATAACCATCTACAACATTTGTACCAATAGTAACTAACTCTTCTTTTGGAAGATCGTTAGCAATATTGACAGAACTCATTAGTTTTTCTAGTTTCAAAGTTAGTATCCTGTAACTTGGTTCCTACCTCCCCCGTCATGCTCTTCTGCTAGTCGGAGTTCTTCTTGATATTCTTCTTCCTCAGATTCTTCTTTTGTTGGTGCAGAAGACATCTTGTCAATGATCAGGCCAAGATAAGCCATAGCATCTACTTGGTCATCATGACGATCTCTAGGAAACCGTAGAAGTTCGTCTTCAAAAGCTTGATACCAATCTGCTTCTTTGTCGAATCTTACACCACCTGCTCGCATTCTAGCCTGGATGGACCTAGCTCTAGAGTGTTTGTCTGATCTGTGGGGTTTTAAACCAATAAGATTAATAAAAGTATTTTGTGAGATCATCTCTGAATTTAGAAATGGTCCAATAGCTTTACTAATCTGTGTTTCTTCTACACCAAAGATTTCTGGGTCTCTTGATCTTTGAATTGCCAACATGGTATCTACAATTTGTAGACCATCTAAACGTTCACGAAAAACGTCTACAATATATAAGACACCATTTTCATCTACACCACCAGTGACTATTGCAGTGTAGTCAGCACGATCAGACTCTGAAATTGCTAAGTCTGCTGCTACATAATAGATAAACTTCTTCTCATGGTCTTCATTAGTCATTCCAATGAAGTCAGATTTTTTAAAATATGTAGTAGCTTCATCAATAGGAATGTTTAAGTATTCCTGTGAGTATACATCGGGCATTCCCTGCTCTATATACTCTTTACGAATCTGCCTTAGTTCTTCTTCAGAATGTTTCTCTTCCCAGAGAATCTTTGTAAAGTTAGGATTGTGTGCTTTATACTTAATTGATTTCCACATAGCTCTACGATTAGAGTACGTTTTTAATCCATCAATTACTGTAAATTTATCACGTTCCCTAGGCATTAGTCTTTCTAACATAGAGTCCATATGGAGAATAGTACCTACAATTCTTACTTCTCCACTAGTAGCTCTACAAGGAAGCAGTGCCCCGTAAAACCATCGTCTAAACTTTTCTCTACGATCTTTATTCATTACCATCTCGTCGTTTTCAATATCGTCACATACGATTAAATCGGGACGAGAACCATTCCAGACGAGACCACGAAGCTTTTGTTCTGCACCTTTAGCAATAATTCTAAAGGTTGTTCCATCATTAAATTCTACAATAATATCTGATTCAGTATCTTTTTTAAAGTGAACTAGACCCTTCTCATTCTTTTTAATACCAAACAACTGAATGATGTCTTCATTCTCTTGTAACTCTTGTTTAATGTTTCCAAGGAATAGATTTGCTTGGGTCTCTGTATCTGAAACAAGAAGAACAAATTTTTTAGTTCTAAATAATACTGCTGCTAGTACATAAGAAAGACTGATTGCTGTTGATTTAGCATGTCCTCGGGGAGCTGCAATAGCTACAAATTTCTCTTTACTAGTTACAAGTTCCCACCATTCTTTATGGCATTCTGGAATTTTTGTAGCTCCATCAAAGCGTTTGATAAGGCAGCTACCAACAAATCCCTCAATAATCTCCGAAGTTAGCAAGTTCTTTCCTATTCAGAATAGTCTCTTTCGGAATTGACACATAACCTCTAATAAGACCATCTTCGGACAAAGAAAGAACTAATGTTAGGTACTGGGCATCTTCATAATGAAGAAGACCACAGCTAACTATTTCTGCTGGTGATTGGTGTTCTTCTTCCCAAGGGTCTCCACTAGAGACAGTATCTAACCATCGTACAACAAGAATTTTATCTACCACGTTTTGATCTTTCAGATTTCATACTGGAATCTTTTCTCCTAGAGAAAGACCTATTAGCTGTTTGAGTCTGCATTTTAAGGTTATACATTAAAGAAAGACCACCTTTTGAGATTGCTTTCTTATGCCCTACATCCTTACCATCACCTTTGGAGGCTTTCCCTGCTTTAATCATCATTGCCCGAGCCTTGTTTCTCGCTGCCCTGTTCTTCTTCTGCTTTTCCGAGGAATTGTACAGTTTGTTCTCCTTCTTGTAGTCCCTCTTGCCGTTTCGCATATATGGAATTTTATAATACCTCCCGATTACCTTTACTCAGATTAACTGAGGCAGGAATAACCTGTAAATTGTTCCACACATGTAGGCCAGATACCTTCTGACCATTTAGTGGGATTATATGATCAATATGCCATTTGAACCCAGTAATCTGTTCACGAAGTCTACATAAGTTATAAGCTTCTTCAAAAACAAACTCAGTTAACTCATCACCTCTAGAAGCTACTTTAGTTCTCCTATGTCTTTTAAGTTTGTCTAAATTGCGTTTATTCTTGAATTCAGGAGACCAATTTAAATAACTTTTTCTATTCAATTCTCTCCAATAAGCTCGATTTTCTTGTTGGTGTTTCTTTGTATCCAAAGCTTCACAGGATTTACACTTACTTTGAAGATACCACTTCTGATTCTGTTTGTTCCATCGATTCCTGAACAGGACATTCGATTTCCCGCAAGTTTTGCATGTCTGACTGCTCAGTATGTAAGGCATCTTCAGTAACCTCAGTAAAATCCGCATCAATAATATCTTCAGAGTTTGGTTTCTTCCCTTTTAGGGCAAAGGAAGCAAACTGCTCTGCCAATTTAACAAGACGGTCGTTAACACCCTCTTGTTTTTCAGAAATCTGTGTTGGTTCTTTTCTAATAATTCTACGTTGGTTTACTAAATCAGACATTACTCGATGAGTTTCACTCATTGATACAGGAACTCTGAGGATTTTTCCAGTTTTCTGATCAAGTTGTGCGTTTCCATTTTCAAGACGATCTTCAATAACCTCTAAAGTCTTTGAAATAATCTTTGAAACCTTAGAATCTAGTACAAGATTGTCTTCATCATGAAGTTGTTGTACCATTTCTTTCCACCAAGGCTCATTTTTCCATCGGAAAAGAGTTGTTTGGGGTACTCCAGTCATTGCACAGGTAAGGGATGGTGATCCTGTAGACAAATAAGTAGTTACAGTTTCAATCTTTTTCTTGTTGTCCCAATGTCCTGGTTCTTCTGCGGTCTTTTTCTTATTTTTAATGTAAACGTAATGTCCCACTTAGGTTCCTTTATCTATAAAATTAACTATTAATAGTAATAAACTATTATTATAAATATATTGTATCATACTTTTTTGAATTTGTCAAGTACTTTTTATACTTTTTTTAAAAATATTTTTTAAAAACCTCTTGACAAATCTAATTTATTATGATACAATATTTACATAATGAATGTTCCGAGTTTGGAAGCGACATAACAACTCGCCAGGGTTCTAGGAACATACCTGATATGCTCATTGTGTTGTTGACATGAGTCTAGCTAAGGTTAGAAATAGCTAGTAAGCTGCTATACCGGATACCTCAAGTGATATTCTTCGGATAAGTAGATAATTTATCTTCACCTTGTACTTTTACAGGGTTTAGATAAATTGTTACTACGTAATCCGTTTCCTAAGTGATATATATATATAGTATATAAAGAATAATAAAGAGACCCATAGGGTCTAAGAAAGGTATGCGAGGGGTGGGTACAATTACCACCCATCCCCGAGCACAATGTCAATAGAAATGCCAGCCTAGAGCTGGCTTTTTTACGTCTAGAGTAACCCCCCACCCTCCTAAAAATTATAAAAATTATAGTAAGGTCAGTATTAACAAATCAATAACTAGAAGGTTTTCCCCCCCACCCCCATAAATTTAACCTCTTAAACAATCACACTCCCCTATATTAGTGAATGCTTATATGCACCAAAACAGAGGGTATTTCCACCACTCTGCGTAATCAAACACTTGGCTTCATCTTCACCACTCCATTGGCTCTGAAATGTGGGAGTTCTTCCCACACTATTACCTTACTGAACCCAACCGTTGAAAAGCAAAAGCAAATGGAGGTCGCTCGTGCGTGGAAGGCCCGCCCCCTCGCGTTCTCGTAGTTAGCGAGCGACGAAAATCGTGCCAGCCCGCTTCGCGGTCTGCTGCGGCCCTGCGGGCCTTGGTCCTTCGGACGCACGACTCCGGGCGCTTCGCGCCCTCCGGGGGCAAGCCCCTTTTCGCTGCTCGATTGGTGGACGCCCCGCGAGCTTCGCTCGCTTGGGCGCGATTCATCGCGTCCCCAAGGGGTGAAGGCGGGCCTTCCCCGCCCTTCGCTTGTTTAATTTGATTAGGAGATAACCTCCCGTATAGTTCCTTCACGTAGCCCACCTAATCAGACTAATCTTCAAGCTACTTAGGTCTATCATACCTAGGTAGCTTGGGGGTCCAGCCTGGACCGACTTCACTTTCATTCACTTAAGGAGATTCAAATGAGCACGAACAACCAATCGCAGTTCGACTTCGCCAAGTTCAACGAAATGACGGATCGCGTCCCCGTCGGCCTGAAGCTCACCCTCGCCTCCAGCCTCCTCAAGGGCGCGGTCATGAGCCTCGAACGCTTCGAGAACCCCCAAGAACAGAACGTCCGGGAAATCAGCGACGACCTGAAAAACTACATTCGCGACACGTGGAAACCGTTCGCGGAAAAGCAGAAAGCCGAGCGGGATGCCAAGATCGACAACTCCACCAAGGTGGACCCCGACACGATGGAAAACCTCAAGAAGCAGGTCGAGGAATTCCAACGCATGGTCGCGGCTATGAAGGAAGGCAACCTCGCGGCTGCCCAGAAGGCCGAAGCGGGCATCAAAGAAATCGGCGACGGCGTGCTGAACGCCACGGGTGATCCCCAAGCCGCCGCAGCGTAAGCAGCACCAGCCCTTTGGGAACTTCGCAAGAGGTGCCCAAAGGGGGCAATGTTGCCCAACAAACTGAAGGAGAAAGACATGGAAGCCACCCGCATCCCCGCCGGAACCAAGTGCATCGTCAAGTCCATCCCCGAAGGAACCACCATCTACGGCGACCTGCTCGGCGCGCCCTGCGTCGCCAGCGAAAAGAACTCCGAAGGGGGAGCCCGCAACGGCAGCACCCAGCTCTTCGACATGACCGGAAAGACGGGTCACGGGGTGTTCGCCAACGGCGATTCCGGGTTCGTGGTCGTCCCGGCCTAACCTCACCGGGGAGGAAACAACTCCTCCCCACCTTCAACAAAGAGGAGACATGCATGCCGCTGGTCATAAACGTCACCAACGGAGTAACCACCTTTGCCATCTCGGCAGAGGATGGCATCTCAGACGAACTCTTCGACGCAGGCTTCCGAACTCAAGGAAGCTTGCGAAAGGGTGTACCTGACCAGGACTTGATCGACGAGTACCTGGCCAACCTGCGAGAAGGGAACGAACCCATCAACGCATGGAAACGGCCCATGACAACCAGTGAATGGCTGAGGCAACAGCGCCATGACCCGAACAGACGACGCAGCTAGCAATGGCTGCCTTACAGGGGGACCGGAAACCGGTTCCCCTTTTTTTCACCAAGGTCACTGAACGCCTGGCCAGGATGAAACAAGGTCTATCATAACCTGAACCCCACAACCCCGTGGGCACAATTTGTATAAGAACAAGCAAACTTCCGTATCAATCATGCAACACCTTCAAAAAGGAGTGACAAATGAACACCAAAACTGAACAAATCAACCGTGATCCTTTCGCTGGTCCCGTGATCAAGGGTCATCCCAAGCGTTGGACTTACGTCAAAACCACTGAAACCAAGGTGATCAGCACCGATTACTACCGGGATGAAGAAGGCATCATCCACAAAGAAGGTGGTTATTCCTTCCCCCGAAGTGCCGAAAATCGAATCGGCAAGGAAGGTCACTGCGTTGTTTGCATCGCAGAGAAATCCTCCCTGGTCAACGGCGTTTGCCTGGCTTGTTCCAAGTCCGAACGAAAGAACAAACATCACTAAAACCCGGCTGTCTTTTCAACAATTTAAATTACTCTCTGTTATTGAAGATATAAAATATGCAGCCTTAGAAGCATGGAAAACAGGTGTGCCCTTAGCACAAACACAACTCTGGATCAAACAACTCTTCAAAAGGAAATAATCATGGAAACAAAAATCTTCCACTTCCGTCAAGCAGACGTGAACCAAACGATTGCCTGTGCAATCGATGACAACAAGATGGTTTTCAAGTTTGCAGTAGCAAATTGCCATCCCAAGGATATGTTCTGCAAGCACACCGGCCGCGTAAAAGCTCTCGGTCGGCTAAACAGCGACCGTTGCTCCATTTACATCGATGAAAACGTAAACTTTGAAGACTTCAGGAAGGACTACTACCTACATGGACCCATTCCTGCGGTTAGCAACTGCCTCCGCTAAAAAATCTGAATACCTCTATCGACTTGGAGCCGTAGTAGTTAAAGGACACAATGTTCTTAGCACTGGCTATAATTCTGTCGGTACTCATACTAAAGTAAATAATTTTCCATCTTCCCGTCATGCTGAAATGGATGCAATTCTTAAAGTCCTAAAACAGCATGATGGGCTTCAAAAATTAGCTGGTGCAAAGTTATACGTTACAAGAATTACAAAGTCAGGAACAACAGCCCTGGCTAAACCCTGCAAAAAGTGTCTTCAACTTGCTAAGTCAGTAGGTATAAAGAAAATTTATTACACCACAGAAAATTCCACAGAAACCATGAAACTATAAAGAAAGGTAACATGATGGAAAAAGAAACTCTAATGATGTGGAAAATCATACTGATTGCAATTTGCACCATGATCTTCTCACCGGCCCCAAGAAATTTAAAATTGGGGCCAAATTTATAAACAAAGATGTAGCAGACAAATTATCCATCCAACTTCAACGACTTAGTTCAACATCATATATCCACATGTCAGATGTAAAACATTTAAAAACCATCCTAGATAAAAACCTGTAAACAATTAAAAACACTATGACACTTAAAAGAATACTGCTATGGTCTATCATATTCGTAACCCTACTTAACTTTGCTATTGAATTTATAACTGATTACTATTTATATAGAACAGCAGTAATTAACTGTATGAATGAAGGTTTCATTATTACACCAGACAAAGAATTTGCAATAACCTGTCAAAGAATACCAATTAAATAAGGCATCTTTTCGCCCGGATGGCGAAACAGGTAGACGCACCCATTAACGATGTTTATTCCTAAACGTATTAGTTTGTGAATGACAATTTGGACATAATAACCTAAGATTTTCTATAGAATTATTCCTATTATTACCATCAATATGATCTAATTCTAGAGTTAAAGGTCGGTCATTCCACTCAGAAATACCACACCATTCACAACAATATTGCCGTTGTTGTATATACCGGCGTTTAATAGATTCTCTTTTCTTTAAAGAGTCAAAAGCAATCACTTCCTTACCTTGATTTGAAGCTTGATGTTTCATATGAGAAATATCAATTTGAAACTTATCAATATTTCGTTGAAGATTAGCAAAATTACCTCCAGCTAAACGTAAACCAAGTTTCTTAAGAACCTCTGCATATGAAATAGATTCCTTACATAAAGGTTCTAATATTTCTTTTGTATATCGAATATAATTTCGAGTCATAAATTCTCCGGGGGTGTGGCGGAATAGTTATACGCAGCGTGCTTAAAACGCGCCGTCTTTAGACATATGGGTTAGAATCCCATCACCCCTACCATTAATTGGTAGAGATATTAACATCATACCATATCTTTACCTAAATAGCAATAAGCCCACTCGACTTAAGTCATGTCGGTTCGAATCCGGCTCCGGGCACCAACTAACAACATAAAGATCATGTACACTAAAAAGGAAAGAGAAGCAATTAATTCCTGGCATTGGTGGACAGAAGCACTAATAGCTCTATCTGAAAAACGAGCTTTTTCCTGGATAAAAACCCACAAACAAACAAGAAGCACAAAATAATTAACAATAACATACAAAAATAATATAAAAAATCTCCTGCGGTTGTGGTGTAACGGATAACATATGGGTCTTCTAAACCTACGATCAAGGTTCGATTCCTTGCAACCGCGCCAATTAACATACATTACAGACTTTACAACAAAGCGATCTTGTAGCAAGTAAAGCGGGAGCCGCCCCGTGATCGTAAAGGTATCTAAACCACTCAACCACTTACGAGGAACAAGCCACTAGGAAACTATAAGCAACCATGGAAACTGATACAACAAACTACAATTCACAATCAAAACTTTTGAAAGATTTTATAAAAAATGTTTACGAACCAGCAAAATCAAAAAGTCGCTGTCATTTTGATGGTGCTCCAGTAACAGATAGAAGGCTTAATTTTAATGTATCATATACCTTAGTAGTTGAATGCCTAGGAAATACTTGTTCTGCTTATGATATTTCTATTGGATTTAGAATGAAATTAGAAAAATATGAATCAATTAAAAAGGAAATTCTATTTTTTCTACTTCAAAATAGTTTTAATATGTTTAAAAAAGACCCAGATTATAGATGTCTCTATATCCATTTAACAAAAAACTTACTACAAAAGTTTTCAAAAGAAATGTTTGATGCTTTAGAAATTAAATATCTATTTTCTTATATGGGAAATCATAATGAAACTGTATATGCTTTTGTAAAATTAGTAGATAATGAAGACGAAAAAGATGGAAGCACCTCAAACGACGATGATGACGAAGATGATGATGACGAATACTGGTAATATCAAAAACCAAAGACAACCATGATTACAGGAACAATCCAACTCTACGAAGAAGAAGTTATTGTTTATACTCCACCAGTTAATACTGGGTATCAAGAAAATAATCCTTGGAATACAGATTTTAGCTTTTTCAATTTTACACTTGAAGATATTTTACAACAACGAAAAAATGTACAAGCAGCAATTGATCAAAAGTTTACTGTTGGAAAACGAGTTCAATATAAATCTGCTGCAGGAAACTATGTAAGTAAAGGCGTTATCATCGGATATCATTACCTCCCCTTTAACAAAACAACCTACAACCAAAATCCAGATTATATTCGTGTTCTGCTTAATTCTAAAGCAATCACTAACTATAAACTGGAAGAACTAGTTTTAATCGACGACCAGGAGACCACAAATGGAAACAAACCTAATTGAAGTAAAACAACTAAACGCCACAACCTATGATGTATTCCATGACAAAGGATGGGATCATCGTAGTCGATGGGTTGTAGACAACAAAGGATTTTTAACCTTCGTAGAAGGTGAGTATCCTCCAAAAGAAGTGAAAGAAGAAATCATTCGACAACTTGGAAAGAAACAAAAATGGCACAAAGAGTAACAGTAGTTCTTTCAGAAAAACTTTTCGAATTCCTTAGCTACTCCAACACTATCAAAGGAAAACTAGATGTTCCAAAAGAAACTGTCACGCAGTATTATGGCTTTTTCTTTGAAGAACGACATGCAGAAAAATATGCGCAAACACTATCAAAAGAACTCCCTGGATTTGACACACACATTTTAAATCCTGTATATGGTTTTTATACCCCTGTTTCTACAACAACTAATAAAAAGCTTTGGACTCCCGAAGGAGAATACATTGTCCAATCGAAATAAATATACAATTTCAAATATTACTTATTCTATTAATCCAAATTTAAATCCTCTTCAAAAACAAATTCACCTTATCAAAGATAAAAGTGACCGACACCAATTAGTTCATTCTGATTTAATCGTTCTTCATGGAGGAGAGGATATTTCCCCAACAATTTATGGAGATGAATGTTTAGACATTACCGGAGCAAAAGAAACCCTAAGCGAAAGAGACAAAAAAGAACTCTGGGCTATTTATGAAGCTATTGATAACGAAGTTCCAATTCTAGGTATTTGTAGAGGAGCCCAACTTCTTTGTGCTGTTGCTGGAGGAAGGCTTTTTCAACATACTACTGGTCATGGTGGAGGTTATCACAACATCGTTACTCATCTTGGAGAAGTTTTCAATGTTACCTCCGCCCATCATCAAATGATGGATTTACGAAATACAAGTCATAATCTAATTGCTTGGTCAGAAAAAAGACATAGTAATTGTTACTTAAATCCTGAATGGGACGATAATAAAACAGACAATTTTGAACCTGAATTTGAACCTGAAATTGTATATTTCCCGGAAATCAAAGCACTAGCTATCCAAGGCCATCCAGAATGGATGGGAGAAAACAACAAGTTCATCGACTACTACCGTCAACTAACCATCGATCTAATGGAAGGAAAACTCTAATGTTCACAATCGGCGCTGATCCAGAATTATTCCTCGAAGGAAATCAAGAACTCTTCAGTTCTATCGGAATTATTGGAGGAACCAAAAAATTCCCCCAACCCATCGGAGAAGGTTGTTATGTTCAAGAAGACAACGTTGCTGTGGAATTCAACATTCCACCCGCAGAAAACATCGAACAATTTCTGAGCAGCATCCATTACTCCATTAAAACCATTACCGAGATTGCTTCTGAAATGGGTCTATCATTGTCTCAAGTTGCAAGTGGGCATTTTAATCGTATTTTTCTTGAAGTACCAGAAGCTAAAGTATTCGGATGTGACCCAGATTTCAATGCCTATACATTAAAAAGAAACAAACCTCCAAAAGCTCAAGATGAGACTCTTCGTTCTTGTGGAGGCCATGTCCATGTCGGAGGTGATTTTTCAAAAGAAGAAAAACTCGACTTGGTTAAAACAATGGACCTCTTTCTCGGAGTACCCTCAGTAATTCTCGATCCTGATGAGAAAAGAAAACAACTCTATGGAGCTCCAGGAGCTTTTCGAGATAAACCTTACGGAATTGAATATCGAGTTCTGAGTAACTTCTGGATTTTTTCAGATAAACTAGCTACCTGGGTTTTTAATCAAACTCAACGGGCTGCAGAACTTGTAAAAACAGGTAGCATTCTAACAAGAGAAACCCAAAAAATGGTGGTAGATACTATCAATAACAACGATAAATCTACTGCTCTACAAATGATTAACAGTTTCAAACTAACCATGCCAGCATAACATGGATTCTCTTGAAGATTTCGATAGAAAGTTCAGAAATACTTTCTTCACAATTAAAGATGTAAAAGAAATTCCCAACAACACTGTTGTAGAATTTATACAATATACAGACAAAAATCTTTGCATTTTTAATTCGATATCTTACGGTAAGATTGCTTTAAAATACGATCATATTTGGGATAAGATTGAAATCTTTTTCCCAGAAATTGGACTTTATAATCTTGATAAAACTTTTATTTTCTTTTCTAGAAATCCTCAACGTCAATGGAAACGAAATCCAACTCATGGAAATTGTTCTATTGAATCTCCAGTACTAAGTTTTATTCCAGAAAGTAACCTTACTTTTAAAATTAATTTAGAATCTTTTACACAAATTAAACAATCAGTATTTCCTACATTAAAGGAAGCAACTGATCTACTACAAAATCAAGAAGTTTTAGGTGTTGCTTTATCCACTCGATTTGGATTAACTTTTAGTCAAACTACAAAACTTTTTCATATTTGGTTTCATAAAACTATCATTGGAATTCTAGATTTAAAAACTAAAACTATTCAAACATATGCACCAAATTTAAAACAAGAAGTTATTGACTTCTTTAGAAAAGAGGGGTTCTACTGTCTATGACAATAAAAGAAAACCAAAGAATTACTATAAGTACACTTAACAAAGAACTAAGAAGACTTCCTGGAAAAGATTACGAAGACTCTGTTGAAAGAGAACATAAAAAATTTAATTTTCTACATCCATTTTTAATTAGTGATCCAAAATGTTTTATTGGAATTGAAGTAGAAGCTGAAAATATCCAAACTTTAAAAAATAATTTTCCAACTTTTTGGATGGAAAAAGAAGATCATTCATTAAGAAATAACGGATTAGAATTTGTAACCTATCCATTGAGAGCTAAGTATCTTTATACAGCATTAAGGCTTTTATATGAAGATGTCCTTCCTGATGATGTGAGTTTCTCAGAAAGAACTTCTGTACATGTGCATGTAAATGTACGAAATCTTACTGTTGACGAATTAACCTCTTTTGTTCTTTTATATTTAATTTTTGAACGTGTTCTGTTTTCTTTTGCTGGTAATCATCGTTATCAAAATATTTTTTGTGTTCCAGTACTAGAAACAACTCTTTTAGATAACTTTTTTAACAACATTAAGTTTGATGCATTAAGAATTCCCTGGCAAAAATATACTGGACTCAATCTTCTCCCAATTTTAGATAAAGGAACCATTGAATTCAGACAATTCCCAGGTACTAAAGATTACCATAAAATTTATCTATGGGTAGAGATGCTTATCTCCTTACGATTAGCAAGTAGATCAATTTTTACTCCTACTAAACTATTAGAAATTATTAAAAATCTTAATACTACAAGTGAATATGACTTTTTTATTAAAGAAGTTTTTCTGGGTAATCCAATTATTCTTAATACTATTTTTAAACTTCCAGATGTACGTAAAAATTTAAGTAATTGTATTTCAACTTTAAAAGAATTTCTCTTCTTTGAAAAAGAAACCTTTTCTTCTGTACTTAAAAATAATCCTTCTTTATATGAAGACTTAACTTCTACTTACAAAAAAGTTTACAACATTTCAGAACATACAAAAAAAATTGAAACTTTAAAACCTCCCAATTTCAATGAACAAACATTACAAGATATTTTGAGACATAATAATATTACACCTCAAACTGGTATAAATACCACCCGTATTCAGCCTCGTATAGAACCACCACCAGTACAACGCCAAGCTAGAGAAATCCCTCCTGACAGGGACATCCGAACAATAACAATAGATGATCTCCCAAATGGACCTGTTCAAGAATTCTAACCAGATAGGAAAAATATGTGCGGCATCGTAGGAATGGTAACAAAATCAAAAGCAGGTTTTTCAAAAAAAGACCAAGAAGTTTTTAGAAGTCTTCTCTTTGTAGACTCTCTTCGAGGAGAAGATTCAATTGGTGTCTTTGGAGTACGAAAATCAGGAAATGTAGACTTTCTCAAGTCAGCAACAGACCCCTCAAGTTTTCTAAAAACAAAATCTTATCAAACATTTGATGACAATATTTTTTCAAAGTTTAAAATGGTAGTAGGACATAATCGTAAAGCAACTCAAGGATCAATTAAAGATGAAAATGCACATCCATTTGTTGAAAAAAATGTAATTCTAGTTCATAATGGAACTCTTTTTAATCATCGTAGTAGCTTAAAAGACGTTGAAGTTGACAGTCATGCTATTTGTCATTCTATTGCAGAAGTAGGTTACAAGGAAACTTTAAAACGATTACAAGGTGCTTATGCTCTTTCTTGGTATGATGCAGATTCTAAAACACTTTCTCTGGTTAGAAATAAAGAACGTCCTCTAAGTATCATTGAAACACCAAGTACCTGGTTCTTTGCTTCTGAAAACCTTATGCTTTATTGGTTATTAATCAGACACGGATTTGATGTTAATAAAATAAAACAAATTGAAGTAAAACCTCACGAATTACACTTCTTTACAGTTGATGAATCAGATGTAAAACATACTGAAAAAGTTGAGGAGGTCAATCAGGAACTAGTAAAAAAACATTTTATGACGATTGTGGATCAGAGTTCAACTGGTACCTCTACTACTAATAAAGTTTCAGAAAAAAATTCTATTATTAAAAATGCTAAATTTTCTATAGGAGAAACCATTTTATGTAAAGTTAAAGAAGTTGTAGAGTACGATATCAACTCTATTGTTGATTCTCCTGATGCTATTCGTGGATATATTCAATGTAATGAAGTCTATACCCAATCTGTAGTTAAAATTTATTTTACTAGTAAGTCATTAGAAAGATACCTTGCAACAGATTCAGAACATTTAAATGTAGTTATTCAAAGTGTTGTCGGGTCAGTACAAGATAAAGCTTTAACTTATTTCAGTAATTATTATACTGTAGCAAAACCAATTTATGACTGTCAAGGTGCTATTATTTCTGGGGCAGTCTTTAGTAATATTGAAGACACTCGTTGTAGACATTGTAATACGATTGTTAAATATGTTGATATTAGAGACTCAAGAATTCGATACCAAAATAGAACAAACACAAAAATTACTTGTCCAGATTGTATCAAAAAAATGAAGGAGAAACATAAAAAATGAAGCCAGTTTTTTACGCATATAAAAGAGGGCTACGAGGATTAAAAGCTCTCAAAAGCTTTATCCGAGAACAACTAAATAAAAAAATTCCAAAAACAATTACTAAAGAAAATCTAAACTTTACTCCTAAAGTAAATCAGTTAGTTTTCAATTGGGGAACGTCTGTAAAACCAGACTTTGCTATTCAATATAACAATCCAGAATTTGTCCGACAAACTTCAAATAAACTACTATTTCTTGAAAAAATCAAAGAAGAAGATTTCTGTTTAAAATTTACAACAAATAAACAAACAGCAATTAATTGGTTTACTGAAAATAAAAATACTACTGTTGTATGTAGAACTGTTTTAACTGGACATAGTGGACAAGGAATTGTTCTTGCTTCAACTCCAGAAGAAGTAGTTGATGCTCCACTATATACCCTTTATAAAAAGAAAACTCATGAATACAGAGTTCACTTTTTTAATAATTTAAAATTAAATAAACTCTCTTTTGATGTTCAACAAAAAAGGAAAGTTCTTAATTTTGAAAATACTAACTATCAAATTAGAAATCATAAAACAGGTTGGATTTACAGTAGAGAAAATTTAAATTACTCAGAATCTATTTTTAACGTTGCTAAAAGAGTAATCGAATTATCTCAACTTACTTTCGGAGCTATTGATATTATCTGGAATCAACATAAAGACAAGTACTACGTACTTGAAGTAAACACAGCCCCAGGCTTAGAAGGACAAACAATCAACTTCTATGGAGAAAACATCCTAAAATGTTTGTAAACAAACTACCACAAAAATATAACTCAATTGAATTCTATTCCCCAAGCAAAGGTTATTATTTTATCTATGATCCCGATACCTTTAAACCAGTAGGCCCGGGGGGGTTATATTGTTCTGATTATATCTTAGATTGGTTTAGTGGTAGATACCCACAAGATAGTGATCCTAAAGACATCCAAAAAGAAATTCAAAAGAAAAAGGTATTTCTTTTTTCTGCTGGAGTTCACTTTTTAAATACTGAAGAAGATAAAAAATGTTTTGAAAACCTTGAAAGAATTGAAACAGAAAATGGTATCAAACCAACAACTATTTATTTAACTGGTAAAAAAACTCTTTTATTTGAGTGCGATCCTATTTATACAAAATATAGTCATCTTACTTCCTTTATTTTAAAATTCTACAGAGATTACGCAAAACCATATTACACGTTTGAAGAACTAGTTAACAGACTACCAAATTCTTTTCTATTTAAAAATAAAAAACTACTTGAAGTATGCAAAAATGACACCACATATACAGGCTGGGCTATTACAAGTTTTGAAAGTCATGGTAATTGTGGAATTGCTTCTTTATCCCCGAAACAAATTTCTTGCATTGGGTATATTAAAGAAAAAGAAGAACAACTTAGAGGTTATAGACGCCTCGCGACCGGCGCCACCGCCGATTATTGGAACAGACTCATTACAAATACAGAAAAAGACCTTCTTGATCTTAAAAATATTATGCAATCTACAGCTAATATGGGAATAAACTCAAGATATTTTACTTATCTAACTCTAGTAGAAGATTATAAAAAGCAACAACAAATTAAAAAACAAAACTCAGTATGAAATGCCTTTCCTGTGACACAATCCTCTCAGATTTTGAAGCCTGTAGAAAGTATTCCACAGGACAATATATCGATCTCTGCAATAGATGTTTCTATTCTGGAGTCAGCGAAGACCTTAATCCTTGTATCGAAAGGGATGATCTTAGAAAGTCTAGTGAAGAACCAATCGAGTATGAAGGGATAATTACACCTTTACTATCTGATAAAGAACCAGAAACTTCAGAGGAATAAAATGAACGACCGGGAACTATGGCAGGAGAAAAAAGAGTTGAAAATCAAAACTAGTGAACTAATCGGCCGTGCCCTTGATTGGACAGTGGCAAGGTGTGAGGGAATATTATTAACTCCTAGCGGGTACATTGAATATGTAATTGATCATCTCAATAGCGAATTTACAAAGTACGCTCCCTCAACCAATTGGTCCCAAGGTGGGCCAATCATTAAACGGGAACATATAACGCTTAAGTCCCCAACAAATCAACTCACTATGAACTGGGAGGCTTCATCGGGACGGCACCAAAATTTGCAATGGGCACATGACCCGCTCATCGCCGCCATGCGCTGCTACGTAGCAAGCAAGTTGGGCGATGAAGTGGATGTGCCGGAGGAACTATGCAAGTAGACACCACAATGATACTAAAGGAACTAAAATAATCGGACTAGAGACAAAAATTATTTTTACTGGTATGATTCTATCACTAGCCTTACTGATTCCAGGATGCTTTCGTAAAGAAAACCCACCAGATTGGTTTAAATTCACTATAATAATAACAGGACTAGCTGGGTTATTAATGACAATTTTTGGAACCTTATGGGCTATATGGAAATAAACCAAACGTTACCTAATAATCAACAAGGTCTATCATACTTACACCATGACACTATCAAAATACCAAACATCTTACTGTAGTCCTGAAAAAGTAAACTTTCATTTAAATTATTATGTAGACCAAAGCACTCTTTTTGTAACTCATATCTTTTTAGAAAAAAGTGACGTAAATTTAATTTCAATTGTTTCAGAAGAATTTTGGGATGAATGTATGGATTTTTGTTTAGAAGAATACAATGAAAACAGATCAGTAAAATATGAGTGATTTTATCGAGCATCAACCATGTCCAAAATGTGGTTCTAAAGATAACTTAGGAGTATATATAGATCATGTCTTCTGTTTTGGTTGTGGTTATTACAAGTCTTCTTATCATATTGGGAGGGTTCTTTCTAAAGAAAAGAGACCTACTATTGTTACTCTTCCTGATGATGTTACTACTACTATTCCAGCCATAGCAGATAATTGGCTCAAAAAGTATGAAATAAGTCAAATAGAATTGTTAAATAACAATGTTGTATGGTCAGAAAAGTACCAAAGACTAATCTTTCCTTATTTCGGAGAGGATAAATATAATTTATTAGGTTATCAGGGGAGATATTTTGGAAAGGAACAAAAACCAAAATGGTTTTCACAAGGAAATCTAGATAAAGTAATTAAAATTTTTAATTTGCAAAATATAGAAAGAACTGGTATAATTTTAGTAGAAGATATCGTATCAGCTATGAAAGTTGGAAGACAGTTTGCAGCAATGCCATTGTTTGGTTCTTTTGTAAGTGCTGAAAAAATAATTAAACTAATGCAATTGTTTCCTATCACAGAAGTAATTCTGTGGTTAGATAATGATAAGTATAAAGAAGCCCATACCTACTGTCGTCAATTACTCTCACTTGGAATCAACAGTAGAGTAATCCATTCAATTAAAGACCCAAAAGAATACAACAACGAACAAATAGAAAAATTTTATAATGGTCTAAACTTAAATGAACCCAAAGATTCAAATCCTAAAACTTCTTCTTAATCTAGAAACTTATAAAAAATATAGAGAATTTATTAATTTAAAAGAAGACAAATTCTTAGAATTATTATATAATAGTTTAGATATACTTATTTCTAAATATAATAGAGATATTTCTATAGAAGAATATATATTATATATTAATACAAATATAGATAATATTAAAGAAAAAGATAAACAAGTAATTTCTATTCTTTTAGAGCAACTTCTTAAAGAAGATGTTTCTCAAGATATTATTAAAGATATTCTGACTATCGTTAAACAAAGAGGTATTGCTGAAAAGTTAGCTTTAGCTTCTTATGAATTTGCTGAAGGCAAAGGTTCTCTTGAAAATTTAAATCGTATTTATTCGTCTTTTGATGAAGTAAATTCCTCTTTAGATGACGAAGAATTTATTACAGATGATCTTAATCTTCTTTATGAAACTACAATTCATACACCAGGACTTCGTTGGAGATTAGACTCACTAAATAAAAGACTTGGGTCTTTAAGAAAAGGTGATTTTGGATTTATTTTTGCTCGACCAGAGACAGGAAAGACTACTTTTTTAAGTTCAGAAGTAACTTTCTTTGCAGAACAAACAGACAAACCGATTCTCTGGATTAATAACGAAGAACAAGGAAACAAGGTAATGATCAGGCAATATCAAGCCTGTCTTAACCAAACACTACGGGAGTTAATGCATGACCGAGAAGCAGCTAAAACCGAGTTCTTCAGACGTACAAAAGGAAATCTACGAATTTATGACTCAGCTTCAATCCATCGAAGACAAATTGAGAATCTTGTCGCTAAATATTCCCCTGGATTGGTTCTTTTCGACCAAATTGATAAGCTCAAAGGATTTGATGGAGATCGAGAAGACCTTAAACTCGGAGCAGTTTATCAATGGGCTAGAGAACTTGCCAAAGAATACTGCCCTATTATTGGAGTTTGCCAAGCAGACGGAACAGGAGAAGGAGTCAAGTGGCTCACAATGCAACACGTTGCAAACGCCAAAACAAGTAAGCAAGCCGAAGCAGACTTCATCCTCGGAATTGGTAAAAGCCATGACCCAGAGTTTGAACGTGTTCGGTATTTAAACATCTCAAAAAACAAACTTTCTGGTGATGAGGATACTCTGCCAGAATTACGGCATTCACGAATTGAAGTTTTTATCGATGCCGAAAGAGCAAGATATCGAGATATAGGAGGATAATATGGAACGTCGTAATGCTCTACATAACTGTAAAAACCCATTTCAAGGAAAGGTAACCCGTGTCCTTTGTTTGTGCTCTGCTGGCCTGCTTCGCAGTCCTACTCTTGCTGGTGAGCTGTATAAACGCGGCTTTAATAGCCGAGCTGCTGGAGTTCATGACTACGCTCTTATTCCTGTTGATAACGTACTTCTTCATTGGGCTGATACTATTATCTTTGTTAATAAAGACCTTAGATATATAATCAATGACAAAATTCCTGCTGATACTAATGTAATTGAATTAGACATTCCTGATCAGTATGAATTTCGGCACCCAGAATTAGTAAAAATTATTAATAACGAAATCGATAAGTTAGAGAAAAATGGAAACCTGGTTAATAAGTGATACTCATTTTGGACATGAGAACATCCTGAACTTTGAACAAGAAGATGGAACAAAACTACGATCCTTTAAAACAGTAAGAGATATGGATGAAATAATAATTCGTAACTGGAATACAGTTGTAAAGCCAGATGATAAGATATACCATCTAGGAGATGTTGCCTTTGCTAAATTTTCATACGTCCAACAAATCTTTTCTAGACTGAACGGAGAAAAAATTCTAATTAAAGGGAATCACGACAACTGGTTTAAACTTAGTCAGTATGCACAACTGTTTAAAGACATCCGAGCCTCACATGTTCTTGACAAAATTCTACTTGCTCACATCCCCATTCATCCACTATCTTTGGAAAGATGGAGAGGACAAGTACATGGACATTTGCATAATCGAGTAGTACCAGATAGCAGATATTTCAACGTATCTGTTGAACGAATCAAATACACACCAATTAACTTTCATGAAGTGAGGAAATATTTTGAAACTCTATGATGTTCCACGCAATAGCTGGGTACGACCAGTACTAGATAATCCAACTGCACCACCAGATGCACGACTAATTAAACTTGGTGAGACTGTGAAATTCCATAACATAGATGGCATGTACAGCTACTGCCATGATAAAGAAGGAAACGTAGTACACCTACCAGCTTGGCAAGAAGTAGAAATTGTTAACCCTGAAAATGAAAATTCCAGCACTAATCTTTGACTTTGAAACAACAACAAAAAATAAAGGAAACCCGACAACACCAAGTAACAAAGCAGTAGTTCTTGGAATAAAACCCCAAGAACAAGAAATACAACACTTCTGGATGGAGAATTATAATAAAACAGAACTCCAGGAAATGCTTTTTAAAGCAACTCTTCTTGTTGGTGCTAATTGTAAGTTTGATTTACACTGGCTTAGGAGGATTGGGACTGATTTTTCTAATTGTACTATTTGGGATGTACAGTTAGCCCAATTTATTATTCAACACCAAAAAAATCCTTTCCCGAGTCTTGATCAAATAGCTGAGTATTGGAATACTACAAAAAAGAAAAGCTATCTTGTTGAAGAATTCTGGGATGAAGGTGTAGATACCTTAGAAATTCCAAGGCATATCTTACAAGAATATCTAGACCAAGACCTTATTACAACAGAGGAAGTTTTCTTAAAACAATTAGAATTTTTTTCTAAAAATCCAAAGTTGTATAAACTATTCAAACTTCAATGTGCTGACTTATTAGTCTTAGAAGAAATGGAGTGGAATGGTATTAAATATGACTTTGAAAAAGCCAAACTTGAATCAGAAAAATGCAAAAAAAGAATCAATGAAATTCTCTCTGAACTTCAAAAGGGCTACGAAGACATCCCCATTGATTGGAATTCTAGAGACCATCTATCTTGTTTTCTATATGGAGGAACTATAATTCATGAAGCTCGTTTACCAGTGGGTGTGTATATGTCTGGAGAGAAGTGTGGATTACCTCGTTTTAAAATTCTTAGAACACCCTTTGAACTACCAAAATTGGTTGATCCAATTCCGAATTCAAACCTTAAAAAACAGGGTTACTTTTCTACATCTGAAGAAGTCCTGCAACAACTTAAAACAAAAAAAGCTGTTGCCACAAAAATAAATCTTTTATTAGAAAAAGCAGAATTAGAAAAATTAGTCAACACATACTATGATGGTTTAGAAAAACTAAGAGAACAGCAAGAATGGACTGAGTATCTTCATGGACAATTCAATCAAGTTGTTGCAACTACAGGACGACTTTCAAGTTCAAAACCAAACCAACAAAATTTTGCAGAACAAATTAAACAACTCATTATAACAAGATATGGATGAACTACACTTTAACGAAAAGAATTCAGAAGCTTACTTTTATTTTTCACTAACGGATTTTGAAGAAATTATTAAAGAATATGGAGTCCAATTTTGTTTTGAAAAAATGTCCCCTAAAGTAAAAAAACTTCTATTAGAATTTTTTAAAACAGTAGATCATTCTAAAAGAAAAGATGTCTGTTCTTTACTAAAAAATAGTGCTAGTTAATGTAGATGCTAAAGCAATCGAATGGGTTGTCGCAGCTTTTCTAAGTCAAGACGCAGTTGCTATTGATGAAATCAGACGGGGAGTAGACCAACATAATGACAACCAAGCAAGATTTAAACTACCTTCTAGACTCATTGCCAAAACTTTTGTTTTCAGACTTATCTATGGCGGACAAGCGTATTCATATGCAAACGATTTTAATTTTATGCATGTATCTTCTTCTGAAAAATTTTGGCAAAAAGTTATCGATGCTTTCTATGAAAAGTACAAAGGACTTGAATCATGGCATAATTATATCCTACAAGATACCAAAGAAACAAATCAATTAGAGATTCCTTCTGGAAGAATTTTTACATTTCAACCAGAAGTAAACTTACGAGGGGAACTTAAATGGCCTAGAACAACAATCCTTAATTATCCAGTTCAAGGATTAGCTGCAGATATTATGACAATTATCAGAGTATCTTTCTATACTCTATGGAAGAAAGCCAAAATTGATGGATATCTTATCTCAACAGTACACGATTCTATTATAGTGGATATTCATCCAAAAGAACTTCATCGTGTAGCGTTAATGTTCTTTAAAGTTTTTGAAGACCTACCAAAAAATTTCTCAAAATATTTTAATGTTGATTTTAATCTTCCAACAAGATGTGAAATTTCTTATGGAAATAACTTAAAAGATTTGACAGAAATTAAAAAAACAGATATACTATTAGTATAAACATAGGAGACTATATGAACATCGAAATCATTGCAGTTGCTGTAGAAGATAAAGGTAAGTACAAAGTAGCAGATGTTAGTTATAAAGCTGATGGAAAGACTACAGGAAAGAAAGTTATGTCCTTTGGTAATTCTGCAGAAGCTTTTAAAACTCTGGTGAATGCCAAACCAGGAGAAACTTACTCAATTAAATCAGTTAAAAACGATAAGAATTTCTGGGATTGGGTTTCTGTAGAAAGAGGTGAAGTAGCTGCTGCTGTTGCAGCAAATAAACCAAATGCTACCCCACGAAGTACTTATGAAACTCCAGAAGAACGAGCACTTCGTCAAAAACTAATCATTAGACAATCAAGTATTTCAAGTGCTATTGAATACTATAAATTAGTTCCAAAGAAAACCCCTGATGTAGCAGAACTTCTTGAGTTAGCCTCTGCATTTGAAAGACATGTTTGGGGAACAAAAGAAGAAGAATCAATTAAAGATAATCCATTCCAAGGAATGGCTGACGATATCCCATTTTAATTAGGAGACTAATCTATGTATGTAATCTATCGCCATAACAAACGTTTTAATAACAAACTTTTTGACTCTTATGAAGAAGGTCGAAACTATGTTCGTTCTTGGTTAAATAAAAACCTAGGCAAACGAGTTATGGGTATTTATGGATTCTCTGTAAGACCCCGAGAACTTCGTGCTTGCCCTAATTGATGGGGATATTGTAGCTTATCGCTGCGCGGCAAGCGCAGAAGGGGAACCGCTAGAAATAGCGGTTCTTCGTGCAGATAGGCTCATGAATGATATTTTAAGATCAACAAGAGCAGATCACTATAAACTTTATCTTTCTGGTCCTAATAATTTTAGGTATGATGTTTATCCAGAATATAAAGCAAATAGAAAAGATAAACCAGAACCAATTCATAGGCAGGGAGTAAAAGAATTCCTTGTAAAAGAATGGAAAGCTGAGTTTTCTTATGGTTGTGAAGCAGACGATATGCTAGGAGTTTCGCAAAGTTCTGCTGAAGAAAATACAACAGTTATTTGTTCTATTGATAAAGACCTCTTACAAATTCCAGGTAATCATTATAATTTTGTAAAGGAAGAAGGCATCTTTATTGAGTCTTTTAGTGGATTAAGGAATTTTTATAATCAACTGTTAATGGGGGATAAATCAGATAATATTCCTGGAGTACCTCAAATTGGTAAAGTACGAGCTAATAAATATCTAGAAGGATGCGAAACAGAAGAAGACCTCTTTAAAACTGTTTATGATCTTTATAAAGATAAAAAAGAGCTTGTAACCTTTGGCCAATGTTTATGGATTTGGAGAAAGGAAAACGATATTTGGAACCCAACACAACTATTAACCCACTTAAACCTGTCATTACAAGAGCCGGATCACCAGTTAGACTCTTGAATATTGATCTAGATGATCCACGACCCTTCCTTGGATCAATTAATACTTCTCAAGGAATTGTTCCCCTTACTTGGACAATTACTGGTCACTATAGAAGTCCATCAGAACCTTGTTCTTTAGATATTTTTAATGTACCGGAGTAAATTTGAAGAACAGGTTGCTAATGTTTTAGGTAAAAATGCTACTTATGAATCAGAATTTATTTCCTATACTGTTCCAGAAAGAGTAAGTAAATATCTTCCAGATTTTAAAACAAAAACGGGAGTCTATTTAGAAGCTAAAGGAAAGTGGACTTCTGAAGATAGAAAGAAACATTTATTACTAAAACAACAACACCCAGAAAAAAGAATTGTTTTAATCTTTATGAATAGTCGAGTAAAATTAAACAAACGATCTAAGACTAGTTATGGAGATTGGGCAACTAAAAATAATATTGAATGGTATGATTTTAAATCTGGTATCCCACCAGAACTTTATAAGAAAGGTAGCAAAAATGGAGATTAATAACACAATTGAAACTCCTGAAGGTTCAGTAACATTTACAGGAACTCTAAACAAACAAGAACTAGATGTCGTCATCGGAATTGGTTTAAATGTACTTCTTGCTTCTGGTGTTCTAGCAAAAGCTTTTGAAACAAGAAAAGAAATCGAAGACCCCCAACTATCTCTAGATTTAGATTCTATTCCAAAGACAACTACTCATTAATGAAGATTCTTCTTCTTGATATTGAAACAGCCCCAAACATTGCTTATGTTTGGGGTTTGTTCAAAGAAAATATTCCTATTGCTCGTCTAATTGAGTCTGGTTATGTTCTTTGTTGGACTGCTAAGTGGTTTGGAGAAGACCAAATCTACTTTGATTCTTTAGGACAAAGTAAAGCGAAAAGAATGTTAGGTAGAATTCATACCCTTCTTGACCAAGCTGATGTAGTTATTCACTACTATGGAACTAACTTTGATATTCCAACTTTAAACAAAGAGTTTATCAAATTAGGTTTTCCTCCTCCAGCTCCCTATAAACAAATTGATCTTTTAAAAACTGTTAGGTCTCAATTTAAATTTCCTTCAAATAAATTAGATTATGTTTCTAAAGCTCTAGGGATCGGAGAAAAAGTAAAGCATATTGGTTATGAACTCTGGACTAAATGTATGAACAATGATCCAGAAGGTTGGAAACAAATGGAAGAGTACAATGTTCAGGATGTAATTTTATTAGAAAAGTTATATCTAAAAATTAGACCCTGGATTAAAAACCATCCAAATGTAAATATTTATACTGATGAAAAAGAATTAGTCTGCCCTAATTGTGGTGATACCCACTTTAATAGAAGAGGTTTTGCATATACTAAAGCTTATAAATACCAAAGATTTCAGTGCCAAAATTGTGGTGCTTGGTTTAAATCTAATAAAAATTTAGGAAAGAAACCTCAAGAATATTTTACTTCTGCTTAATATGACTAATAAACATGACTCAGTATGGAATCATGTTATTACAGACATGATGAACAGAAATGAATTCGGTGCCCAAAAGTACAATAAGTATCTCTTACCAAACGATGGTAGAGATTCTTTACAAGATTTATATGAGGAACTATTGGATGCCGCAGTTTATATCAAAAAAGTAATGATTGAAAGGGATCAAAATGAACGCAAATGAATACCAAAATTGGACAAGAACTACAGCAATCTACCCAAAAGACCGTGCATTAGATTATCTTGGACTGGGATTAACTAGTGAGGCAGGAGAAGTAGCAGGTAAACTAAAGAAAAGAATTCGAGATGGTGGTGTTGATGTCATGAGTCTTATTGACGAGATTGGGGATGTTTATTGGTATCTTGCCAGACTCTGCGATGAAATCGGATTCTCTACTGAAAGTGTTCTAAAACGAAACTTTGACAAATTAGAGGATCGTAAAAATAGAAACGTAATTAAAGGATCAGGAGACAATCGATAACTTTATGAAAGTACATTTAGTAGATGCCACAGAATCTGCAGAAAGGAAAATTGCTGAATATGCAGCGATTTGTTATGATGCTGACACCTCTGAAGAGGCTTGTCAACGTCGTATGGTTAAGTTACTTAATCTTGGTCATCTTGCCACTCTTAGGTTTGGCTATGCTACTTTTCGTATTGAAGGTATTAGCAGAGCTTGTAGCCATCAAATTGTACGATCTAAGCATTTGGATTTTCTCCAAGAGTCCCAAAGATATGTAAACCAAAAAAATGTAGACTTTGTTTATCCTAATTCTCTTTTAGAAAGTTCAACATATAGTGCCTTTCTAGCTGATGCTTCAGATATGTATAATAAACTTATCTCAGAAGGAATCAGAAAAGAAGATGCTCGATATGTACTACCTAATGCTACTACAACCAGACTCTATGCAACAGGTAACTTCCAAGCTTGGAAAGATTTCCTAAAAAATAGAACTGATAAGGCAGCACAATGGGAAATTAGAAATGTAGCCCTAGCTATTGAAAAAGAATTAAATAGTATTGCACCAAATATTTTTCCTATAAGGGGTTAATAATATGTTATTAGAATCAGCCGTTGCCGCATTAATTCCAGTAGTTGCAGAAGGCCTAAGAGCAGGAGCTTCTAAACTTTTTGGAAATGTTAAACCATTAACTATCGAAGATCAGATTAAACTAGATGCTAACGAAGTAGAAAAATTAAAAGCTCTTGCTACTCTTGATAATCCAGGAGGTACTCCTAGTCAATGGGTCATTGACTTACGAGGTTCAGCGCGTTATATTGGTGCTGGAATTGTAATTATTGGGGGTTTCGGAACACTCTTTATTTCTGGATTACCAGAAACTGTCCAAGTTCTTGGACTAGAAGCTGCTAACGTTGCTTTTGGTTTCCTATTCGGAACTAGAATTATAGCTTCATGGAGAAAGTAATTGTTAACCTTCCAGGAAGTTAAAGAAAAGCTTTGTACATACGATGAGATTACCCTTCTAGAAATTCTAGAAATCTCTAGTGAAGACCTTGTAGAAAGATTTGAAGATAAAATAGAAGAAAAATATGAGACATTCTCAGAAGATTTGGAAGAAGAGAATCCCGAGGAGAGATAGCGAGTCTCTCCGAGGGAATATTAAACTCTTAAAAAGAAAACAAGAAGAATTTTTAGATCGTCTTGATGTAAAGGATTTCAAAGGTGCTAGTAGAAAGATTTAAAACTAACTTTGCAAAAAATATCTTTAAACAAAAATATGCTCAAGGTCCAGAGGATACTTGGGACGCTCTTGCAGACCGTCTGGTAGAGGATGTCTGTGGAACTAGATGGGAAACTGAACGAGCATTAATGTCCCTTTCTGACAGAAAACTTTTAACAGAATACATTAAAGACTTTAAATTTGTTCCTGGTGGTAGGTATCTTTATTATGCTGGTAGAGGATATAAAGGGTATAATAATTGTTATCTTCTCCGTGCAGAAGAAGACACTCGTGAAGAGTGGAGTGCTCTAACATGGAGAGCAATGTCTTGTTTAATGACAGGGGGTGGAATTGGCATTGATTATTCGCGCTTACGACCAAGTGGTAGAACTTTATCAAGAACCGGTGGTATTGCATCTGGACCTATACCACTTATGCATGTCATCAACGAAGTCGGAAGAAATGTTATGCAGGGTGGCTCACGGCGTAGTGCAATTTACGCCAGCCTTAACTGGCAACATGAGGACATTCCACTATTCTTAAAAGAGAAGAATTGGTCAGAAGAAACTAAAGCAAAAAAGAATGAAGACTTCAATTATGCAGCAGCTTTAGATATGACTAATATCAGTGTTAACTATGATAATTCATGGTTAAACATTGGAAACAAACATCTTCATCCTGTCTTTCTAGAAAATGTTAGACAAGCTATGATGACAGGAGAACCTGGATTTAGTTTTAACTTTGGAGAAAAGGAAAATGAAACACTTCGTAATGCCCCCCTTGGACCGGATACGTATGTTCTGACAATTGACGGTTATAAACAAATCAGGGACATTGTTGGAACTACCGTAAAAGTATGGACTGGGAAGCAGTGGGCTAACACTGTCTTTAACAAAACAATGGAAAACGCTCCAGTGGTTAGGGTGCTTATGTCAGGTGGGCGAGAAATTGTTGCCGAGCCTAGCCATGAGTTCTTCTTGGAAGATGGAACAAAGAAGTCCGCAAAGGATCTTCAAGAGGGGGACAATCTCCTAGTACAGCTCAACAATGAGGTGGATAGTTTTCTATGCAAAAAGTATTATTCTCTAGGGTACATCTATGGAGATGGTACATTCCATCGTGCATACCCGAGGGCAGAAGTAACTTTCTGTACAGATGAGAGCCGGGATTGTTTCGAAAATTTCGACAAGGGCTTGCTCACTTCATGGAATTTCTCGGACTCCAGAGGATATCTGAGGGCATACACTAAGAACAATGATCTGTTTGCTAATCGGAACAAAGCAGTATTCCCAGAGGATTTGTTCGGTCAGCCCGCTGCGGAGCAGTGCAGCTTTTTGGCAGGCTTGTTTGATGCAGACGGGAACTACGTGGCGGAACGGGGAACGGTAAGAGTAGCCTCAATGCACGTAGAATTCTTGCATGGGGTACGTAGGCTTCTTGAAAGTTTGGGTATCTTGTCCGGGATTTCGACGGCAGGCGTTTCCACTTACGGGGGATCTCAAGGGTACATGCTCACGGTATATAGTGATTATACTTCTAGGTTTGCAGAGATCATCCCCACCAAACGATTGAAAGTTTCTCCGTACGAGTCTTACAGAAAAGCAAAAATCAAAGTCCTTTCTGTGGAAGATGCTGGATATTCAGACGTATATTGTTGTGATGTGAGGGTAGAAGAACATGCGTTTATGGCAGAGGGGGTCATTGTCTCTAACTGTACAGAAGTTACAAGTGAAGATGATTCTGATGTATGTAATCTTGGTTCTATTAATCTGGGTAACATTAAGTCATTGGAAGAGTTTAAATCTGTTGTGGAACTGGGTTCTAAGTTTTTGGTGTGTGGAACTTTGCGGGCTGATCTACCTTACGAGAAAGTCTATAAAGTTAGAGAAAAGAATCGCAGGCTTGGCTTAGGTCTTATGGGAATTCACGAGTGGCTACTAAAGAAAGGATATGCTTATGAAGTGGTTCCAGAATTACATGAATGGCTCAGAGTTTACGAACATCAGTCTGAAGAGAGTGCTAATAAACACTGTGATAATCTATTTATCTCTAGGCCTGTTGCTTACCGAGCTATTGCTCCCACAGGCACTATTGGGATTCTTGCAGGCACTACAACAGGTATTGAACCTCTGTTTGCTGTTGCCTATAAGCGTCGTTACCTCACTGATGGAACAAAGTGGAAATACGAGTATGTTGTCGATGCCACAGCAGACCTTCTAATTAGAGAATATGATCTTAATCCAGATAAGATTGACACAGCCTATAAACTAAGTCATGACTACGAACGACGAATTAAATTCCAAGCAGACATTCAAGATTACGTTGACATGTCAATTTCAAGCACAATCAACCTACCCTCTTGGGGATCAAAGGGAAATAGCGAGGGAGATGTTACTAGATTCGCTACCGTTCTCTCTAGTTACGCACCACGACTTAGGGGATTTACTTGCTATCCAGACGGAAGTCGAGGAGGTCAACCCCTCACAGAAGTAAGCTATGAGGAAGCAATCAAACATCGTGGAGTTGTTTTTGAAGAGAACATAGACTCTGCGTGTAAGTCTGGAGTCTGCGGAATCTAAAATAAAGAGGCCTCCTAAATAGGAGGCCTTTTGTTTTTGTATGTATCCAAGGAGCTAAAAATAAAATAAGAAGGCCTTCACGGATATACTACAAATTATATTTATTTTAATGTATTATAAGGGTCTTTAGTCATAAAAGGATGTGGTATAGAACTTTGATTATAGTATTCTAACTCTTCAATAAACCTTTGTAAATAGTTTTGATCTGTCCAATCTCTTTTACCTATATCTTTATATACTCCACCACCGGCATTGTTCCAACTATCAATAGACCTCTTGTAGGCTTTCATCTCTTTCTTAGCTTGCGGAGAGAAAGCATTTAATAAATCTACTTGAGACCGAGGTGGCAATCCTGTATTAAAATCTTTCTTAGGATTTAAACTAGAGAGATTTCTCTTAGCCTCATTATATGCTGTTTCATCAGCAAGAAGACGTTCTCTTTGTATCTTTGAAAAATCAAAGTTATCTACAAAATTATCCATATATCTGTCTGCTCCTGGATGATTATTATAACCATGTTCCATAGCAGATTCGTACGCTCTTTCATGTCCGATATCATGAGAGTAGTCAGTAACGTCATCAAGATACTCTTTAAGAGAGTTGTACTTGTACTTAGGAGCAGCTTCAGTAACAGCTTCTTTAGCTATTGCTCTTTCCTCTGGTGCAAACTTCTGAAGTAACTTAACTCCTGGTATAGAGGCAGCCGCGACACCTCCAGAAACAAGAGCAGAATTTTTCATAAACTCTCGTCTAGTTACAGGAGTAGTAAGGATATCTGTAAGAATGTTAACTTGATCTTCAGTAGGTTTTCCAACTAAAAAAGCTCGTTTACCTTTATCAATATCGGAAACTCCTGTAAGTTTGTTAACAATTTTATCAACAATTCCACTACCAGGAAGTTTTTGATTCCCACCTAAAAGAAGAGGATTTAACATTCTACCAACAGATCGAGCATCTTCTAAGTCTTCAGCTCTTGGTGCTGAGAAAGATGGCTTTCCCTCATAAAGAGGGGGAGTAACAGCTCGTCTAAGATTCCCACCAAGATCAGTTCTTAAATCTTGATTATGCAATGCTTTAGATAATCCCGAAGAACCAAGGTCAACTAAGTCTGCACCCCAAGCTAGTGCATCCATTGGCCATTCTTTCGCAGCTTTTGTTGCAGAGATTAATTGACGGATAGGGTCGCCCTCTGAATATTTATTTTCATCCCAAAGATCAGATAAAGATGGCATTATAGTTTCCCAATAAAAATAGATAAATCTCTAGTTCGATTTAACCAACCCTTAAGAAATATTTTAAGGGTTGGTTTTTTTTCAACTAAGGTTTTATAGTATTCTTCACGAATACTAATTAGATCACTTGCGCTTTTTACCGCCGCGTTTGCAAGCCATAATGTAGTTCTCCCTATACCAACGTTTATAGCAGTATCAAAAGCTGCTATTCTTAATCCATCATTAGAAATACTGGGAAGTTTTTCCCAGTAATCTCTTCGATAGATTTCTTTTGCCTCCTCTAGAGATAGCCGTTTAATGTCTAAGTTTGGATATGCTTTTTTAGAAATTCCATACTTAGTTTCTCCTCCTGGGTCTTTAGGATTATTAACATACCCTCCTTCCCATTGTTTAGAAAAACTAAAAGCAAGTTCAAAAATATCCATATTAGTCTACTTTATAGTCTTTAATGTTAGCCCATTTACGAAGCTGGTCTTTTCCTGTAACATCAAGAGAAGAACCAAAAGCAAACCTATGTAAAAGACTTCTATTTCTTTGTACTTGGGCAGCAAAAGCTTCGTCTACAATTTGATCTGGATCAACTCCGAGTTTAGTAAGAGATCGAATAGCTTCTTTTCGCTTATTTTGATTCTGTTCTTTAAAAGAATCTACTAAAAGATCAATTGCCTTTTGTCTCTTTTGTCCTCGAATTTTGTCCTTTTCTTTTTCAATATAGAAACCTTGCTCTTCATTAGCTCGTTTAATAGTTCTAGTTCCTAAATAAGTAGAAATAGTTTCTTCTGGAGTTTGAGGAACAATTCCATAACCTCTATTTTTATCAGGAACAAACTTTCTTTCTGCAGTATTAAAATCATGCTGATCAATAGCTCCAGCAAGATAAGCAGTTGGAGCTACACCCATCATAGCTGAACGCACCTTGGCTTTTGTTTGTGGTCTAGTTCCTAAACGATCTTCTGCAATTGTAGATAAGTCAGAGAATAGTTTAGTTCCATAGGCTACCGACGGGAAATAATCCAAGAAACTATTGTGTCCAGCAATAATACCACTAAGAATGGGATTCCAGCGCATACCAGAGCCAATATCATAGCCAGTAGTAGAGAGAACGCCGTGAGAAACAATTTTATTATCTCCTTTAAGTCCCCATTCCATAATGGAGGGGAGAATACTTTCTAGATCATCATCAAGAGAAATTAATAATTTTCTGATTGCCTCATATTCAGCAACTAGAGGAGCCCCAATTACTCCACCCATTAACATAGAAATTAAAAAGGTAGCAACAACTGGAGCATAATTTCCTTTATTCTTTGCTGTCTTGATATCTGTTAATAAGTTTCCTAGTTGGTTAGTAGCAAAGGTTTGTAATGTTGAAGCAGTTTGTCCAACAATACCTAGTCTGTTATAAATAGGAGCTTTATAACCTCTATTGTATAAACCCATATTTCTATCTGTTGCTTCTCTAACAGCACTAAAAAGTTCTTTTCCACTTAAACCTTCAGATTTAAAGTGCTCATAGAACATAGAAGCAGTCCAGTATCTAGAAAAAGAATCTGCAATACTAGCAGGTGTTTCTAAAGTAATCCATTTAAAAGCTTTACCAGAAACAGTTTCAGAATTTCCTAGGGCATTAAAATCGTTGATAAAGTTTGGTTTGATAGTTTCTGAATTATCTGTGAGATGATTAATAAACTTACCAAATTCCTCATTACCTCCTGTCAAAATATTTAGAGTTCCTTTTGCAGCACTAACTAAAGCGTCCCAAGAGTTTGCGTTATGTAGCATTTCTCTAATAGAAATAACAGGTGTTAAGGCTTGACCTGCAATAAAAGCTGCTCTAGAAGTTAAAGTTCTGATGTAGAACAGTCGTCCAAGAACACCAGTAACTCTATCAACCATAGGAACACTAGGATGCCAATGGTCATTCCCAAACCTTTCAGCAATCTTGACAAATAGAGAATCAACTGTATTTCTTAAATGAGTATCAAAAGACTCTGTCCAAGCAGGAGTACCATTAGTTGCAGAATCCTTAATCATTTCTGCAATAGAATATGCATTAGGAAATCTATCTTTAAGAGCGTTTGACTCATTAAAAATTTCAGAAGTTTTCTTATTAATCTCTGACTTTCTAATTCTTTGAATTGTCTCATTTAAAGAATGCTTAATAGCCTCTCTAAAGTCTCTAGCATTTTCTATTTCAGAAGAAAATAATCTAGACCCCATATAACCAGTCATTCCAGAGCGAGCTTCTCTATGTTTAGATGCAGGATCAATAGCTTGTACAAGCTTATTAATAAGAGAGTTTACTTCAGCTTTATCACTTTCTCCAAGTCCATCTGCGATATCTCTAGCTAAATCTAAACCAAAAGTAAAAGTTCCTGCTGTTTTACTATTAAGCTCTTTAACATTAATAATAGAAGACGGAGTAAGTCCTAGTTTAGAGTTTTTATCTAAACTATTAAAATGATCAATAAATTTATTAGCTTCTAGTTCTGATCTAAAAGTTTCAAGATGAACAGGAGTTCCTGACATTTCTAAAGTAACAACAAAATCTCCTCTACGAACAGCAGGAAACCAACCAGTTCTAAATTTAACTTCACTATTATGAAATCTTAGTAGTTCATACTGCTCATAAAACATATCAGATAAAGAACTAAATAACTTTTTTTGGAAAGTAGTTAATCTTGTACCAAAAACTTTTAATGTATTACTGTAATCAGAAGAATTATAAAAACCCCATTCAAAAGCTTTTAAAACCATGTTGATATCAACATCAGAAGCTTGCTTCATTAAAACATGTGGAGAAGTTTCGGAATCCTTTCGTTCAAATGATCTGAGTGGTCCTAGATTTCTTTTAAGATCAGAGTCAATACTTCCTTGCCAAAGTCTAAACTTAACTTTGTTAGCATAATACTCTGCTTCTCTAACAACATCAAAAACTTTAGTTACAATTGGATGCTCTTTATAGAACTGTGATAATTGTAAGTTTCCAACCATATAAGAAAGAATTTTACTGCCAATAGGGGCAGCATCAGAAGGCATACTAAGTTGAGCTTTAATGGCTTCTTGAATAGTGAGTTTTTTCTTTCGGGTTTCCTTTTGGAAATTGATTGCATCATCTTTATAATTACCTGAAGATTTAAACTCATTTAATGGATCATAATTATTAATCTTATCCATTAAAATACGAAAGTCTCTTCCATTATTTACGGAAGACATCTTGTTTGTTTCAAGCTCAAAGATAGTCAAACCAAATTTAGTAACAGAATCCTCATTAGCCTTAACAAAGTCTCTTACTAAACTATCAATAAATTCCGCAGGAATTCCAACCTTATCTCCAAAAGTTTTGTTAACATAATCAGTTAAAGACTTAAACATATCTCGTAGAGTAATAGCAGCTTTACGAATAGGTCCAGGAGCTGTCTTGCTAACAAAAGCATTCTCAGACATAGAAACATACCTTAGAATGCTGTCCGCAAAAAATTCTCCAAACTTAATTGGATCAGAGATAAGCTTTTGAAGAATTATATCTTCATTTTTAATTGGTCGAGAACCAAACTTTTTCAGTAACTCCTTGGGGTCTCCTTTTACCATATCTCTAAAAGAGACTGCTACTTGACGAGCTTGTTCTACAGTTAAAAGATTATGGTCAATTAAACGATAAAGATAGGCGTGCCCAATTTCATGGGCTGCAGTAAGAAGCATCGAGATACTCTTAGCTTGATCTCCAAAAAGTTCTCCAAAGAAGTGCTTATTTTGAGCCCTACTATCTAGTACAATAATGTGAAAATCTCGTTGTGAATTGTATTGATGTAGACCACCCTTGTTACCAAAGGTCTCAATAGGAAATACTGATTCGTCAACAATAAGAATATCTGTTTTATCCAGACCAAGTACCTTTAAGATACTATTAATACCATTCACTAACTTTGAATTAGAAGTTAGAGACTCTCCTAAAATATAGGTACCTTTTTGGTGGTTTTCTTTTCCAAAGAAAGAATCAATTTGAGGTTTTAAATATTTTGAAACAAGTTCTCCTCCGGTAATCTCTCCTTTATTGTATTGGTCAAGTAAAAACTTTTCACGAGAAGGCTTGAAATCTCTTGTAGCTTTTACAATTTCACCAAGAGAAGCACCGTGCTCTCTTAAAGAAACAACAGTTTCATGTAAAGCAGCAATATCATCTTCTGTAAAATAATTTCTTCTTAAGATTTCTTCAAACTTTTCATAAACATGCTCAAAGTACTTTACTCTGTTATTGGCAGCGTCTAATCTACCAGTTAATTCTAAACCAGCAAGTCCGGGAACACCCTCTTGTTTAGTAAGCTCACCAAACTTTTGAACAGCTTCTGGTTTTCTAGAATTATCTTCAATAAATTTGGCTTGATCTTGTTGATCTAATAGTTTTTTTAATGTAGCAACAAAACCAGTTACAGGAGTAGAGCGAATTTTTTCCCAAAAAGGAATATCAGAAGAAGACTGATTATTCTTTTTTACCTCTTGTAAATGTTTATTAGCACTAGCTTCAAGATCACTATCTAATCTTTCGAGAGATTCTGCTGCTTGCTTTTCTGCCTTTTGTGCTTCTAATTCATTGGTGAGTTTCTGTTCTGGAGTTAATCTATCATCTGAAGAAAACTCAATCTTACCATCTTGATCCCTAACAATGGGATGGGCTGTTTTTTGTAATTTTTCTTCAATAGTAGTTTGTGTTTCTTTAATCTTATTTATCTCAGACTCAAGGATGTGAACACTTTGATACAAAGGAGCCCGCTCACTATAAGAGGTTCCTTGGTCTTCTGATGTCTTTAAAGCTTCTCTAGCAGATATTAGTTCTTTACTCTTTCCCTCAAGAACCAATTCAAGAGATTTATAATAAGAATTTAAAGCCTTTGCAGGTTGATCAGAACTATTGTTTGGAAGACTTTTATTTCTAGGAGCTGTAAGCATATGAATACCTGAACCAGTAACAAAGTTAGCAACCATTTGCTCTGGATCAAACTTATAATTTGCTTTAGCAGGAGTATCCTCAAGAATACTTTGAGCCCCTATACGACCTAATTCAGCTCCACCAGCAAAACCAAGTCCAGAAGTCACAACAGGACTTGCAGCAGCAAGTACCCCGCCTACTCTTGGGATATTTCCAAGAAGTTTACTAGCTAAAGCACCAACTGGCTTTGCAGCCACACCACCAGCTAACATTAATCCTTGATTAACACCAGCAGCAGCAAGACTTTCTCCAGCATCAGCCCCTGCCTTAATATTTTCAGTAGCTTCAGAAGATGCTAGGGCTGGTGTAGCCAGCAGGCCAGCAGGACCTGCAGCTAATAGTGGTCCCATTCCAACAGCAGTTGAAATAATTTTTCCACCAAGACCTTGTTGGCTTTGATTAGGATTAGCCCAATGATTAATCCTATCTACACCAGCATCCATATTCTCAAGAATTTGATCTCGATACTCTTGATCAGTAAACGGAGTTACTAATGTAGTTGCTGCTAAAGAAGCATTCTTTACCCCAGTAGAAGCTAACCCACCAAGACCAATCTTAACATCTTCCCAGCGATTAGTTTTGGATTTGGTTTCTTTATCAAGAAATTCAATATCCTCTTGAGTTGGTTCTTTATCAAGAGTGAATTCTCGACCATCAGAAAATTTAACATTATATCCCATAATGATTACTCAGTAGGAGTTACTGTTGCTGTACCCCCTGAAGGAAGTTTAATAGTACCTTTTGCAGACCTAGGAGAAATAACACCAGCCTGTTCTGCAAGCTCACGTTTATTTGTTCCTGCTTGTGCTTGACCTGCAGCAGCAATAGTTGACTTCATACTTGTCATCTTGTCTACATAAGCCCTAGCAATTTGTTGCATTGTATTTCTTGGTACTTTATTGTACATAGCTTTAACTTCGGCTCCAATAGGTTCACCACCAGAAGCAATTATCATCATATCAGAAAGAACTTCGTTAGCTTTTTCAGAACCAGACTTTGCAGCAGCAGCAACTCTTGAAGCAGCGAGTTGGTATTCACCATGTAGTCTAGTATTAGCCAGATGACCAGCTTGTTCAGCACCAACCTTTTCTAGGGCCATTCTGTGCTCTGGAGTATTAGTTAATCTACCTATAGCTTCATTACGAACAGCATCAATATCTTGACCCTGCAGTTGTTCAATAACTTTTGGATCAACTCCTCTTTGAAGAGCACCCAACGGGCCGTAAGCTTTAAAAAGATCAATACCTGATACTAGTTCTTTAAGTCTAAATACATTAGATTTTCCAGCATTCTCTGCATTAGTAGATGCAATAGTAGTATCAACAGTCGCATCTGCAATACGACCTTTGGCTGCTTGTTCTTTAAAAGCCCCTTGTTGTCCAAGAACATATTGCTGTAAATTTTCAGGAGTGTTCATGGAATTAGCCTTGTTAGCTTCAAGGTTTTTTATAGCTACTTCTAGTGGGGTTAGTTGTTCATATCTAGAGTTTTCTAACCTTTGTTTTTGGGAAGCAAGTGCCTGGTGTAGTAACTCTAAATTTTGTAGATCAGAAAATCTAGCGTCTTCTCCACCAGACATGTAGCCACCAAGGGCACCACCAAGTTCAAATGTATTTTTAGTAGGAAGTCTGTCCATTATTAATTATCCAAGTAATTTATCAACTAATGCAGAAATAGAATCTTTAGAATCTGATTTAAAAATATTAGCAAGAGCGTATGGAATCATACCAGAAGAGTTATATCGAGCTTGGGCAGCTTGAGTTCCAAGATTAGACGCAGTTCCATAAAGTTGTGCAAGACCAGCAGGATTAATATCACTACCAGCTAA